CAACCATTTATAACCGGGGAAGTCCCCCAGTCTCCATTCTAAACCTCACGGTCTAGCGACCCAGAGGGTCAACGTGTCAGCCTAAAAACTGACATACCCTATTCTCTCACGAGAAGGGTACCCAACCTACCTTGTAGCCGAGAACATTATCCCTTGGGGGAAAGCCCTCACGGGCTCGCGAGAAGTTTAAACTTCCGCTTTGTTCTTTACCGGCAAGGTATAGTGCCGCAGCATACGTGCTTACATCAGGGAATGCGTTCCAACGCCAAGTGTCGAATTTGGCGGGACGATAGCATTTGATGTATCGTATACTGTTTCTTACGCGAAGATTTCTCTCGTTCTCCCAGGTTAGGGAGTGGTCGTGAATAACCAAGTCGCCCAAGAGGGCAGGGCCGCGCAAATTTCTGATGTTTTTAGGGATAAACCCAAGACAACAGAACCAAGCAGGCCTAAGACGACGCCAACGATCATCGTGCTGAGGGCCGAAGCCCACCAAGCGACGAATAGCATTAGCCAGAGAGATCCATTCATGCGGTTCACAAGGGACACTTTCAAGGTTATGTGGCCGGACGGCCACCCCATCGAAGTAATCCCCGCCACATGATTCGCGGAACACTCCATCGACGAAAGTCTTCCTCTTATTAGGAGAAAAACCACACCAACGGAGCGCTGATAGAACTTCACTAACGATCGTCTGGGGGACGATGATGTCATCCCCAAACACCAAGATCCTCGGCACACGTCTCTCAAAAGTTTTTCGCTTCTGAGGGATATGACCGGATTTGCCGTCCGAAAGAACGGGCAAATTTAGAGGCACCTCCACAGTCATGTAGGAGAGTGACTCTTTCCGCGACATCGCTCGCGCGATGCAAAGGAAGATCAAGGTTTCAAGCTCGAAAGTGAACCCGTTTCCCATGCTACTGAATTTCTCCAGTAGCACCCACCGCCCGTTAATACGGGTCTTAGTGGACCTAAGAGAGCTCAAAAGCTCATACCACTTAGGGGGGAGCAGCAACTTGACTAGAGTTGTTGCAACGGTATCAGAGGCATTCGATAAGTCAATCGTACAGAATTCCCCGCTTTTTGAAGCGAGGCAAGCAACTTGCTTGTGGACATCCTGCCCGGCGCTAAGATCTATACCCGTCCTTTTAAGGAGACGGGCCAACTCAAGACCGACGGCACGTTGGTAGTAGGCGTTTATAGCCGCTTCCTTCGCGCATGATCGATCAGTTGTCGCATCTTTTGGCACGGTGAAGTAATGATTTCCTTCAACGAAGACTGTCTCGTGTCGTAACTCGGCCGAGGCCTGTGCCCATACTGTTCCCGTCCAAGGGAACAGCCATGGCCACGCGTTACGAGTCAAAGTTGGACACGAAGTCATTTTATGAGCCACTGTGGCTTCACGACTTGCGTTCGATAGCGTCGCACCAGGCCCAAAGGTCCCCTCAAGGGAGACATCTGGGGGCGATGTTCCAATAACGTCAAGGATTTCTTTGCGCACATTTCGGAGAAATTCCGAAAGGCGTCCTGTCTCATCGCACTCTGGCCCAAGGGCCAAATCGCAATCCAAGAAAGGATCCAAGCGTCGATTGGTTTCGAAGCATTGCTGTTCGGTTGCCCACCACTTCTGTTGGGCAACTGCTGATGTATCGATTCCTGTTGGCAATTCTTTGAGTTTCCTCAAAAAATCAGTGGCTACAGTAGCAGCCCAGTAATCTTCAGCATGGCAATACTCGTGCGGAGCGGTCTTCAACTCTGAGAGTTGGACCCATTCCTCATAACGAATCAGTATTGCTACTGTTAAGCTACGAGGACACGCTAGCCCGGTCATTAGACTCAGGGCTATCTCATTGACGTCTGTCATATGAGACATAACTACTCTCTTTCGGCGTTTTAGGACGCTGAGGTGCCGGCCTTGAGGCAAGCGCGAATAATCGCGCTAACTACAAGGTTCGTACCCTGGGAGACGAACTCGTCGAGATCTGCTTGGGGCATGCCTTTTGCAAGGTCAATGGTCACACGCATTTTCGACTTGTTAACGACGCTGGTAAGCGTAGTAGTCGTGTTAGTGGCGATCTGTGGGTAATGGTAGTTGGCGACCATCTGGCGGACCCCGACTTGATCTTTCGATCGAAGACGGAGCTCCGGATGATGTTCAACTGCGGTTCCCACGGTCTTATTTCGCCACAGCGCGTCACTGCCGTCACCGGCAGCGGGGCTTTCCGCGGTATAAAGAACGTCGGTCGTGCCGTCATTTTTCTTGACGGTTATGTTTGCAAAGTTTGCAGGCATGAAAACTCCTAAGGAGGAACATAAAAGGTTGACTAGACCCAAAAAATAGTCGCCTCATAACTAGCTTCACAGCTGGCTTATGAGAGAGCGGGATGCCCTATATCCTACCACGTACCCCCACGGGGAGAGCACGGTTAGAGGAAAACAATTTCACGAGCAAAGAGCTCTGTGTTATTGCACGACCCCATCGCATATGATAGGCTGGTTTAAGACCCAGTTTAACCGAAGGTAATGATCCGACGGTTCTGCGAACTGAGAATGCTCCCATCGACCCGGACGTCTGTGAAGGCGTTCCGATGGCGCGAAGATAGGAAGAGGTGCCTGAGACGTACTCAGTGTAATAGGCCGATTCGACCCTTACACCATAGTACTCTGTGAATTGCCTTAAATAGGTATCCACATTTACGAACCATCCAACTACAAAGCTGAAAGGAATCGCATCCCAAGCTACCGACGCTAGGTTAACCAAACCGGCGCGTCTCATGAGATCCTTATTTGGATTCTCTACCGTGACTACAGCGGAAATGAGGCAACGATATTTCATATCAGCTGTACAGCTGTATTTGATACCGGCGCTCGTGTAAGCCCTGGTAAGGGGCGTATCGTATCCGCCGACCTCCCTCAAGGGATGGTCGTACTTGAGAGGTTCGTCAAGAACTTCAAGACCTGTAATCACATCCGACACCAAAGGTGCCCAACCGAAGGAGTATTCCAACCAAGTATTGCTAAACGCGTGAGCGCCTCGCCGTCCCGTGCTGGTCTTCACTGGCCTAGGATAATATTTGCCCGAACGCGGATGTTTAGTCCACCGTAACTTTTTACCCTTAAGGAGTGCCTTCTTAGGACGCTTGTCTTTAACAAGGTCCAGCGCTTTTGCTGCATCATAAAAGCGGAATTTTCTCAGCGAGTTAGCAGCCTTTGCAAGCTGTGTTACACGGTGAGTAACCATCTTCATAGATTCACGCGCTTCAACAAGAGCAATACCAGCAGACGCTTGCGCGCCTTTGCTAGCATTGAACTTATTGACAGCTCGTATACGTGCGGCATTCAGGTAAGCCAAATGAGTTCCCTCATAGACGTCACCTGAGTTGGCTTGTAGCCACCACACGTTAAACTGTGAATCGTAATTCGAAGCTGCAGAACGCAGCCCCGAATATCGGAAAAGATGGTAAGCTGAGTATGCGAGATCCAAGTTGTAAGGCTTAGATTGATCGCGCCGTTCTATATAATCGGAAAATCGATTAGCGATTCCCGTCGCCGGGATTCGAACGATTTTCCGAGGTAGAACAGTAACTGGATACGCCATTTGAGTCCTTAGTAGGACCCTAAACTTTGTAGCCTGTAATGTCTCAGGATGCAAGGCGAAGGAATGACCTCCGAAGAAAGAGCCAGATCCGGGTCCGATTGGAC